TTGGAATAACAGCCGGTGCCTCAACTCCAAACTGGCTGATAAACTCAGTGGTTGACCTTTTAAAAAGGCATACTTCTAAAACCTACGCCCTTTTAAGAAGCTTGGCTATCTCCCAAGCATACGCAGGACTTTTTATTCCGATACTTCTTTTAGCCCTCCTGCTAATAAAGGGCATACCATTTAGCTTTTCTGAAATTACTTTTTTGCTATTTTCTCTTTTCTTTTCAACGGCTCTTATTTTTTTGGTAAACTTTATAAATCGAGATGCCTTCCCCTTTTTCTATCCAGAAAGGACTAATTTCTACCTTTCACGCTATTTTTGGCTTTACTTGGCAGGGCTCTTTGTTCTAAGCATCATCTTTGGGCTTCTTTATAAACCAAGGATTTTAAGCTTAGTGATTATTTTTACTCTTCTTTCTTTTCTCTTTAAGCAAAGCCCTCTCCAAGGGGGCATAAATATCCTTTTTTACATCGCTCTTCTCCTTTATCTTTACCCCTTGTGGGACGACCAGTTTCTCCTTCTATCTTCCTATGCCCTTTTAATCTTACTATTTGTTAAACTTTACTTGGAAATTGTGTATCTACAGACTGATGGTTTCTTACCAAGAAGTTTTCTTTTAGCCTTTTTTGATTTTGATGAAAGGCGAATAAAAAAACTTTTAAAGATTATATTGATTGGGCTTTTAATTCTTCCCTTTGGTTTATCCTATTTTAACCTTGCTAATCTTTTACTTGTCACTCCAACTCTTTCCTGTCTTTTACTCTATCAAACTCTTCTCAAGAGAAAGCTTGGTCAAGTTGTTTATCTTGAACTCCTTTCTCTTATACCTTATGCTTCTTTTCTGTTAGTTTCTATAATTCTTAGAATATGGTAGAAACCTTTACCTTTACTAAAGAGGACGAATACTTTATGTCTCTTGCTTTGGATGAGGCAAGAAAAGCCTTTGAAGAGGATGAGGTGCCAGTTGGGGCAGTCTTAGTCTCAAGCGAAGGGGAGGTTTTAGCTAAGGACCACAATAGAATTATCAGCCTTTGCGACCCTACAGCTCATGCGGAAATCTTGGTCTTAAGAGAAGGTGCTAAAAGGCTTGGAAATTATCGTTTGCTTGGATGCAAGCTTTATGTAACTCTTGAGCCCTGTGCGATGTGTGCTTATGCCATGGTCTTAGCAAGGATTACAGAGCTAATCTTTGCCACTCTTGACCCAAAAACCGGAGCCTGCATAAGTCTATATCAGATCCTAAATGATGCTCGGCTAAACCATAGGGTCAAGGTTCGTTACGGGCTTTTTAAAGAAGAAGCAGAGCTGCTTTTAAAAAAATTTTTTAAGGCAAAAAGAATTTTGTAACACTTTTATTTTGTTAAAAAAAATTTATAATAAACTAAAAAACACAGGAGGTGCAAAATGATTAACAAAAAATTTTTGGCTTTGTTAGGGGCTTTAACTTTATCTTTTCCGTGTATAGGTTATTCTTATTCTTGCTTTAGATGTCATAAAAGTGAAGGAGATTTAGCGTCAAAAATTCAAAATGCTGGGGTAAAAAACGAAAATGAGCTTGTAGATTTTCTTAAAAACAAATCTTCAAAGAAAGCTATTCACAAAAACCTTTCTGATGATGAAATTAAACAAGCCTATTCTGTAGCTAAAAAGGAACCAGCAAAACCGGCAGAAAAAGCAACTAAGGCTGAGCCTGCAAAACCTGCTGAAAAAGCAAAGCCAGCTCAACCGGCAAAAAAGACTAAGCAAACTAAAAAGGAAGCAAACGCCACTCATGCTGAGAAAGCAAAGCCAGCAACCCCAGCTGAAAAAGCTCAACCAGCTCAGCCAAAGAAAAAGGTAGAAGGTTGTTAGGATAAGATATCATAGGAGGAGTGCCCGAGTGGACGAAGGGGGCCGACTCGAAATCGGCTGTGCGGGCTAAAACCCGCACCGGGGGTTCGAATCCCTCCTCCTCCGCAGCAAGAATAATTTTTCAGAAAAACCGAACGGGGGTGGGGTTGGGAGAGGTTGCAAATTCAGGCTTTGAAGGGTGTTCGGTACAACTTTTTTAGCTCATTTGAGTTTGTTTCAAAAACCGAACGGGTAAAATCAGGATAAAATCCGAACGAGTCACCAAAATCTCCAGCGAGCATCTGAGCCTTTGCGGTAGCTTTGAGCTTCTTGATAGATAATAGCCGAGTAGGAATAGTTAATGTCGCAGGCGTGGCGGTATTGCTTGCAACCTGAAGCGGTCTTCCAAACGCAAACCTCACCTCTACATCTTTTTCCGCCAAGAGCACGACAGTTAAAGCAGGCTTGACGGCATAGCTTCCAGTCAAAGCTTCCTGCAAGTTTGCACTCTCTTAAGACCCAGTCTCCGCCGTTATAACGCTGGTAGGCAAGCCAGAGCTTTTGGACTGGGTTTGAGCGGATGAGGGTCGAAAGATAATAGGCAAAGGCGTAGAAGTGGTCTTTGGAATAGGGTTTATCATAGTCTGGGAATAAAGGGCGAAGGTAAAGGTCTAAAAATTTTGGAGTAAGTTGAAAATAGCCAATTGAGCCGTGCCCGTCGGATGAAATAACCCATCGGCATTTTGTCTCTTTCTTTGCGGTTGCAAGGTTATACCAGTAAGGGAAGTCTTCCGCAAGGTAGCGTTGAGAGGCAGTTCTAATAGGCTCCAAAAGGGCTAAGCATCTGTCTTCAGCCTTAGCCAAAGGCAAAAACAAGAGCTGTATAAAGCAGAATAGCAAAGCTGTAAATCTTGTCATAGGGGTCTCTCCATTCAATTTGACCTATCTTTATAAAACGGGTGATGTAGTAGTAAACAAGGCCGGCTGAGGTGAGGGCGATTTTCCTTGCGATGGCTGAAATAAGGGTTCCAGCATCGTAGACAAAAATAAGGCTGATGATTAAAAAGATGGTTGCAAGGATTAGGTCGGGGTAGTAATGCCGAGCGAGGCGTCTAATTAGTTCTCGTTCTTGCATGCCTCAAGCACCTCCCTTAACATGTCTCGTTCTTTTTCAAGTTGGAAGATATAGTTTAGAAGGCATTGCAATTTTTCAGGATAAGGGGTTTCGGGTTTAATGCGGGGGCGTTCGGTCTTTGGGATGTCTGGGATGGGGCATTTTACAAAGACTTCTTTTTCAATAACTTGAGGCTTTGGTTGTATCTGGGCGCAACCGAACAAAGCAAGGCTAATTAATAAAATACTTAGATGCTTCATCGAGCATCTCCTTCAAAGCTTGGCATTCATCATTCGTTTGAGGGATGGTTATATAAGGGGTGGGCTTGGCTGCGGTTTTAAGCAAGCGGGAATATTTAGCTTCAAGGTGTTTTTTATCAAGTTCGCAGAGTTTTTTGAGGCTTTCATACTTTTGCGCATACTCGGAAAGCTGTTGAGAAGTAGTTTTTAAGTCGGCTTGGCATTGGGTAAGGGTCTGCATGGTTTTAAAGTGAGCTTTGCGTTCGTGCTTGTAAAGAGCATATGTGAAGGCGTTGGAAAGGAGGGAGAGGGCGAAAAGGATGGTAAGTAGTCTAAGCATTTTGGGGCTCCTTGAACTTGACTTCAAGGCTGAGGAGTTCGTCAAGGGAGTTGGCGTTTTTGATGGATTGTTTCATCTGTTCATTCCAAGCTCTAATTGCTTCTCTCTGCTGAAGTTGAGTAGAATATTTCTGTTTAAGAGCATCAACTTGACTTGTATCTCCAATTGCCTGTGCTTCAGCTATCTTAACGATAATGTAATCAGTCGGCGCAAGTAAACCAGCTACATAATTCTTCAACTCAGCTAACTTCTTCTGTTTCTCCTCTTGTAGCTTTTCATCTTGAGTTTTAAGCCTTATTTGAGTACCATCATAAATAACATCATCAGGGCTTTCTACATCAAATTCAATTGCTTGAACTCCCTGAGGAACCGCCTCAGGTAATAATGCACAACAAAGTATATTTAACTGTGGATCAATATATGCCCATACTTTCATTATGCTAACCTCCTTACTAAAACATATCCTGAGGTTGACGCTGCAAAGGAAAGAGTTCCAAGTGAAGTCCAAGAAGCTGGAGAAACCCAATGACTTGCAAAATGTCTTATACTATATGGAGTGGTGCTAAAAACTGCTATATGTTGAGTAATAGTTTTAGCGTTTGAAATATCTAAGTAAGATATTATACTACCTGTTCCAGTAGTGTTCCCTAATGCAAATCCACTATTTGTATAAGCATTTAGTACTGATGCTACAGTTGTTCCGTCATAATTCGCTCCCCAATCCGCTGTTTTAAATGCGTTTAAATAAGACGTATTATTAGGAAGAAGGTAACAAGCACAAGTACAGTAAAGCCAATAAAGTGCATTAGAAGCAGTCGCTATATGTAAAGGAACACTTGTAGCACTCGTAAAACTTATATAAGCTTCTTCCCCAACCTGCAACAAATAATCACTTGTTGCTCCAGTCAAATCAACTCTTCTAAAAGTATAAACATTACTCTTTACATAAGTCGCACTCAAATCTAAAACCCCATTCGCACTAAGAGGTACTATTACATTCGGTGCTGGCGTTAAGCTTGCGTGGAAGCCGTCGACGGTGTCGGCGAAAAAGGTTTTTACATTTTTCCAGTTTGAACCGTCGTAGTATTGCAGGAAATCGCTTGCATTGACCCAGAGCTTTCCGGTGTAGACTAAATTTGGGGGTGTAGATCCGGCTTCTGGTTTAACTGTAGAAATCTGGTTGCTAAGGTTTGATGCGGTGTTGTTTAAGCTCTGGGCAAGCTCGTCTATATCTCGCTTTGTCGCAAGGACAACCGTATCGGAGATTACTGCGGTGACATTCTGGGCGTTGGCAATGACGGTATAGATGTCAACTACATTCTCAACTTTAGTCACGCCATCACTGGGGATAAAGTCAGCACGGTCTCCTGCGTAGGCTACCGCATAAAGGATTTCGCCGAGATCTGGGTCTTGGGCGTAAATACCGATTTCTCGCATGAAGAAGCCTTGAGAAAGACCGGTGTTGGTTAGCACGAACCTTAGCCGAACCGTTCCGTCGCCAACTACTTTGATGTCTTGTATAGGTAGATTTAGCTTAGGGGATACGAGGTCGTTTAACTGGGTTGGGTCTGTGTCTGTGGACCAGAGCCCGTCGCCGAGCTTTATTTTTGTGAAAGTTAGTGTGGCTCCGGTTTGGGCTTTAGCTAAGAGATTTCTTCCTTTTACGGTTAGTATCGTGCCTCTAAAGTCGGCCATTCCATCACCTCCTAATTAGCTGGATATATAGCCATGTAGCCTGCTATCCTGTGGGCGGAGCCAGCGTAAATGGTATAAGGCTCAACTGATACTTGAGGCTTGTATACGCCTATCTGATAGGATGTTGCGATCCTCTGGGCAAAGCCGGTATGGATGGTATAAGGTTCAACTGATGTGTCCATGTGTAAGCCGATATGGTAGTGCTTCCCGTCCTTTGAGGCAAATCCGCAGTAAAGGGTTTGGCTGTATTCACGATGGAAGCCGATTACGTCAAGCCAGCTACGGACATTTTTGTATTCGTTAATTAGTTTAGTGAGTCTGATGTATGTGTCTTCGTCTTGTATGACGCTTTTAACGAGCACTTTAAACTTGTAATTGTCGCCGTTGTAGTCGAACCACTCTTGTAAGGTTGCATCTAAATTCAAAGCTTGGAATACTTTTTTAATTGCATATGGTGTGCCCTTGTAGCGGTGGAGCTCGATGGCGTGCTTGACAAGGTTTCGCTTCTCCTGAATGGTCTGGGCTTGTTCATAGCCCTCAATGTGGAATTGCCAAGCCAGGATATTAAGAAGCCCCTCATCCTCTATCTCATCGATGCGAGGATAAATAAGAACTTTGATAATATGCTTTTTTAGCTCTTCAAAGCTTGTGTCAAAGGTGTCTACTAAGTGCTGAAGCTCTCTTATGCTTGGAGGAGTGAGGTCCTTAATCATCAACCAAGCCTCCGTAGCGAATGCTCACATTCTGTGCGTGGGCTATCTGCTCGATGGTAAGCTCTTGCTTAGCTGGTAAGGCTAAGTCTACCCTGTAAGCTCCTGCTTGCTTGACAAGCTTGACAAGCTCTTCAGGCAAGATGTCCCTTCCGATTTTAGCTTTCGTCCAAGCGATAAAGTCGTTTACTGCCTTTTCAACCGCAGACTGGATAAAAGAAAGCTTCGGGGCATCTTTTTTATTCACATAGAAAGTTAAATCAATGTCGTAGGAGACCACCTGAGGGGCTGAGACTAAGACTTGGTCAGTCAAGGGACGCACACGCTCTGAAGATAAATAATCCTGAACAAGGGAAAGCATGCTCGCATCCGGGATGTTGCCACCCTTCACGGTAAAGATAACTTTTACTTGACCTGGAGCCGGACTATAGACTTCCACATCTTCTATGTCCTGATGGGCGGAAAGTGTGTGATAGATGTAAGCTTGCTTTGAGCCGGCGTTGCTAAAGCGCTCAATGGATAGCCTTATCCGCTCACGGAAGCGTTCGTCGTCTTCTTCGTCTGCCCCATACATGCTCATTGTGATGTTTGAGACGGAGGCGATGTAAGGCAAGGGGTCCATAAGGTTTTTTATCTGTCCGATGGAAAAGCCGTTTCCTATTGTTCCGGCCTCGCTACACTCGGCTGGGACATCAACGAATAAGCTTCCAGCTGGTATCTTTGCTTCCTGCAAAGTTGCAAAATAGAGGTCTCCCCCTGCGGATGCTCTTGTCCCGGCAGGGATGACCACATCAAAGCTTAGGGGTTCGGCTAAGGAAAAACGCAGAATAGTTTGAGCCTTCCGAGCTGTAAGCCTTTGGACCCCGTAGAGCTCGGCAAGGGCGTCAAGGAATGGTCCGGTCGCAAAGGCAAGCAAGTTCTGCTTTGCGGTTTCGTTTATGGCTATGGCTAAAAGGGTGCTTGCGTAGGTCTGAAGGTTGATTAACAGGCGCTCAGGGTCTGCTGGGTAAAGCGGACGCTGAGTAATTTTCTCGTAAGCATCAATCAGTAAGCCTTCCCAGTAAGTCGGGTCTTTTTCTACAAACTCAAGCTCTTTTATATCCATAGGCTCTGGCTCACTAAGCCTTCTACATTTTCAATAGCTAAGAGAAGCTCTATCTTTGTTCGGTCAAACCTTCTATCAAGGCTAATTCCCATGACCTTGACTCGTGGCTCCCAGCGTTCAATTTCTTCCACGATGTAGGCTTTAATCTTGCCAGCGGTCAAGGCGGTCAAGGGCTGGTCTATAAACTTATAGAGC